ATGATCTTTTTTATTTTTGGCATTCTGGCCCTGCTGGCAGCGTTCTGCCTGTTCCGATCCGAATATAAGGCCGCTGCCATGATTCCTGGCGCTTTGGCCGTTGTTTTGATCGTTATTTCCTGTGTCTCGTTCGTGCCGACCGGCTACACCGGCATTGTGACCACCTTTGGCAAGGTCGAAAACGGCACCAAGGACGCAGGCGTTGTGGTAAAGGCACCGTGGCAGTCCATTGTCAAGATGGATAACCGGGTGCAGGAGGTCAGCATCGACCTCTCGGCGTTCAGTTCCGACATTCAGGAAGTGGCCACCAGCGTGACGGTGGGCTACCGGATCAATCAGGCCAATGCCATGACCATCTACAAAGAGGTGGGCCGCAAGTACGAGGATGTTCTGATCCTGCCCCGTGTCCCGGAGGTGGTCAAGGCAGTTGTAGCACACTATGATGCCAGCAGTCTGATTTCCAACCGGGATGCCGTGGCAGAACAGATGGACGCGCAGCTGCGCAGTGTTTTGGCACAGTACAACATCGACCTCTCTTACATCAGCATCACGAATTTCGATTTCACGGATACCTTTACGGATGCCGTTGAAGCAAAGGTGAAGGCCCAGCAGGAAAAAGAAAAGGCCGAGACCGATGCCGAAAAGCGCCGCGTGGAAGCGCAGGCAACGGCGGACGCGGATCTGATCGCCGCAAAGGCTGAGGCCGAAAAATCCAAGGTGGCTGCGGATGCTGAGTTGTATGCCGCTCAGAAAAAGGCCGAGGCCAACGATGCTCTGACCGACAGTCTGGACAGCAATCTGCTGGAATACTACCGCATCACCGGCGTAGATGCACTGTGGGATGGCAAGCTTCCCACCTATGTGGGCGGGGAAAGCAGCGTCCCCGTCCTGAACGGTCTGAGCTGACCGTGCCCTCCAATGGTGGCAGGAGGTAAAACAAGAGCCACTGCCAGCGCATAGCGCAAAGAAAGGAGCTGATCCCATGGGAAGGATGGTCGCTGTTGAGGAGTGGGCTGAGATCCACGGAAAAACGCCCGCTACCGTCAGGCGTAAGATCCACGCCAACGCATGGCCCGACGCAAAGCAGGCCACACTGGACGGGAAACTGGTGTGGATGCTTGACGAGGATTGGCTGTGGCCCCGCGCCATGACCCCGACAAAGCAGGCAAAGCTGCTGTGCGAGATCCGCCGCCTGATGCCTCCCGTGGTCTACACTACCGCAGAGGATGGCACAGTGATCTGCATGGTGCCCTGCACCCATCACACCCACGTTGCCAGCGGTGTGACCGCTGACGAGATGAATGATCTGTGGAGAGCTGCCCCCCCTCAGAGGGCCGCCGCACAGGCTGCCCTGCAATATGGCTGGCTGCACCCTCTCGCAGATCCGAGATCCTACAACGAGAGAGGAGAGCGTTTACATAATGCCTACAACCGCAAAAAGTAATGCGAAAAGCACCACCCGCAGAAAGCCCATTCAGAGCGCGCAGGAGCGCCCGGCGGCGCAGGTGGTACAGTTCCCCCTGTTTGCCCCCAAACCCCGCCAGACAGCCTCGCAGGAGGTGCAGGTGGTTATTTGCGAGTGTGGCGCGGATGCCGTGCGCGTCCGGCTGCTGCCTGACCCCGCTGCTGTCTGGTGCATGATGGATGAAACGTTTGGCACGCTGGGCTGGACGCGGCGCTACTACTTCGCAGATGGCCGCCTCTGGTGCGGCGTGGGCGTGTATCACCCGCTGATGAACAACTTCGCCATCAAGGATGCAGCTGCCCCGGCGGGCAAGCTGCAGATTTCAAACCCCGACAAGTGGAAGGAAAACGGCAGCTTTCTGGCTGCTGCGGCCCTTTGGGGTGCCGGTGCTGATGTGATGGCGCTGCCTTCCCTGATCTTTGCCGCCGATCAAGTTGCTATTGACCCGGTGCACAAGCGGGCAAAGAACCCCAACGACCCGCCCACGGTGGTGGGCTACCGCCTACACGGCGCTCTGACCGTGGACAAGCTGCTGCGGGCTGAGGATGGGCACATCATCGGTGTGCAGCTGCTGCAGGGGGAGTGCAAAGTGGTATGGCAAGCAGAGTAATCGGCCGCCTGCCGGTGGTGTATTATCCGCAGACCGGCAAGCTGGAAGTGGAAAACACCGCGGAATTTGTGGAGAAACAAATCTACCAGCGTCTGGACGATTTAGCCCACGGGCAACCCCTGCACATCACCCTGACGGTGGAGCCGGTGAACAAAGCCCGCAGCACGGCACAGAACAGCCTTATGTGGGCGCTGCTCACCATCATGGCGGACCATTACAACGGCGGGCGCACCGGCGGCGTCACCCCGGAGGACTGCTATCTGGAGATGCTGGAGAAGTACGGTGCTAAGGTGGATTATCTGGAAGTCCCGGCGGGCGCTCTGGATATCCTGCGCGGCTGTTACCGCCTTGTCCATCTGGTGGAGATACTGGATGGCAACCGCTGCACGGTCAAGTGCACACAAGGCTCCAGCACCTTTACCACCGGCGAAATGAAAAATCTGATTGACGGGATCTTTGACCGCCTTGCTGAGATGGGCGTGAATGATCCCATGGTAACTGCCTATTGGCAGGAATGGAAGGAACCATAATGGCCAAAAGCATCATTCAGGCAGAAAAGGAGTGCTACATCTGCCGCCGCTGGTATGCGGTAAAGACCACGCGCGGGCTGGAGGAGCATCACATCCTCAACGGGCCGCTGCGCAGCTTCTCCGAGCGGCACGGCCTGAAGGTCTGGCTGTGTCACCGGCACCACAATGAGCCGGGCCTGAGCGCCCACCACAATGCCACCTGTGCGCAGACCTTAAAGGCCGTTGCACAAGCGAAATATGAGGAACAGAACGGCCCCGGTGCACACGCTGCATGGATGGCCGCTGTTGGAAAGGACTATCTCAATGCTTAACGTTGTAGCTATCATGGGCCGCCTCGTGGCTGACCCTGAACTTCGCACCACCCCGGCGGGCGTGAACGTCTGCCAGTTCCGCATTGCCTGTGATCGTAACTTTGCCCGACAGGGTGAGCAGCGGCAGGCTGATTTTGTAGATATCGTGGCATGGCGTGCGCAGGCTGACTTTGTGTGCAAGTATTTTTCCAAGGGCAGTCTGATCGCCATAAATGGCCGCATCCAGACCCGCAACTATCAGGACAAGAACGGCAACAACCGCACCGCCTTTGCCGTGGTGGCCGAAAACATCAATTTTGGCGGCTCCAAGGGTACCAGCAGCGCAAAGGTGGACGATGGCGGCGAGGCCGCACCGCGCTCTGATGCATGGCCCAAGGCTGACCCGCCTGCCAATTACGGCGGCGTGGACGATTTTGCCGTGATTGACGACAACGACGACCTGCCGTTTTAACCCTCTGGAGGATGGATCGCCATGAAAAAAGGAAGTTACCTCACAATTCAAGATTGGATGGTTACGGATCTGCACCTGAAAGGCAATGAGCTGTTGGCTTATGCCCTGATCTACGGCTTTTCTCAGGACGAACAGTCATGCTTTTATGGCTCCTATCAGTATGTCATGGAGTGGCTGAGCGTTGACAAGACTACTGCCGTTCGCGTGCTGCGCAATCTGGAAAACAAAGGACTGCTGCGCAAATGGCAGGAGAAAGAGGGCAACGTGATTGTCAACCGGTATGCAACCAACACCACCCCTGCCTGCCCGGCGGCATCTGACCAGTTGCAAAATGCAACCGGTGGTAAAACGCAACCGGTGGTAAAATGCAACCCAGACCAGTTGCAAAATGCAACTCCGACCGGTTGCAAAATGCAACCCAAGAATACTAGAGAGAAAGCTAATAATAATAAACCCCGCGCAGGGGCGCGAGAGGAGCCGGACGGTCTGACCGTGGCCGAGGTCTTTGACGAGTTTTCCCGCGGCGGCCCCGGCGGGCTGTATGACGCTTTGATGGATTTTGACCAGCACCGGCGTGAGCTGGCCAAGAAGGACAAGAAAAAGCTGTGGACGCCTCTGGTGGCAAAGAAGATCTGCAAGTCCATCAAGCGTCTGGTTGAAGAGTCGGGCGTTCAGGATCGCACCGGGTACGCCATTGCAATGCTGAATCAGAGCATCGAAAACGGCTGGACGGGTGTTTTTGCCGTCAAGGATTTTGTGGACAAGGCCCCGACAGTACATAATGCGCAGCCTGCGCCGGATAGGCCCCGCAAAATTACCAAGGACATGACCCTTGCGGATCTGCTGGGAGGTGTGAGCGCATGAGTGCCAGCAAGATCACCACGGCACAGCAGCATCAGCTGGCTGTGATCGGCGCGGCAATCCTTGACCCGGCGGCGTGCAAGGCCACCGTGGAGCGTCTGACACCGGCGATGTTTGAGGATGGCCCATACAGGCAGCTGTTTGGAGCCATCAAGCTGCAGCTGGACAGTGGCCACAATGTGGATGCAGTGATACTGGAGCGGATGCTGGGCGGCGATTTCCGGCCCCTGATCGTAGCCGCAGCGGAAACCGTGCCCACCATCAGCCATGTGCAGGACTATGAGGCACTTGTGATGGAGGACTACCGCAAGCGCCTGTTGGTGGAACTGGCCACCAGCGTGACACTGAGCGCAGCGGATGCAGACAGCATCTGCCGGGACATGAGCGAAGCCCTGAAAGTGCAGGATCACCTGCGCCGGGAGAGCGTGGACGCAAACGTCAAGGATTTTTCTGAGGTCTGGGACGAAACCATGCAATGGCTGCAAAAGCCGGACACCAGCGTCAAAATGGCATGGCGCGAACTGGACGAGTTGGGACTGTTTGGGGAAAAGATGGTCACTGTGCTGGCAGGCCGTCCCGGCCACGGCAAAACAGACCTCGCTCTGGCTCTGGCCCTACGCCTGAGCAACTGCGTCCAGACCTACTACCTGACCATGGAAGAGGATCGGCGCAAGCTGATGATGAGAACCATGTCCAAGCTGACCCGCATAAACAGCACCCGCCTGAGAGACCGCAAGATCACCGAGGAGGAACGGGAAAGCCTGAACAATGCTTTTGCCCTTATCAAGGGCCACACCGGTATGATCTACGATGACGGCACCCGCATGACCGTGGACGATATCCGCGCCCGCGTCATGAAGTACCGGCCCCGGATCGTCTTTATTGACCATATCGGCCTGATCGCGGACACACAGCTGGGCCGCAAGGAGTATGAGCGGCTGGCGGATGTGACCCGTCAGCTGAAAGAGCTGGCCATGGAAACCGGCATCACCATCGTGGAACTGGTGCAGCTGAACCGCAGCACCGACCGGAACGGTGGAGCCAAAAAGGCAGCGCTGGGAGATCTGCGCGGCTCTGGCACCATTGAGCAGGACGCGGATGCCGTTGTGTTCATTGAGAGCGAGGTTACAGGAGAGCGCCGCCTGCAGGGGCCGAATGATTATTTTGAGGTCAGCCTGCGGGTGAGCAAAAACCGAGAGGGCGAAACAGGCCGGGTGCCCATGTGGTGGCAGCCTCAGTATCATGAGTGGCAGCCCGCGCCTGATCCGTCCGAAAATTACAACGAGGATGATTTTATACCCGCAGACCATGAAGATGGCCCGGCGGGGTGGTAAACAGGAGATAAACGAAAATGGATTGTAATTCTTGTGAGGCGCGCCATAACTGCATGGCGGTAGTGGAGCCCGGTTCTGTTGCGTGTATAGCTCACCTGCTGCATGAGGGCACTACAAAGGCGGCGGGGAACCCGTACCAGACACGAGGAGCGCCCAAGTTTTGCCCGCTGTGCGGCAGACCGCTAAAAGTCATTGGCACCGAGCGCTTTTGCAACAACGTCCAGTGCGAAAACAGATATGTTCCTATGGGGTGACTGGGCCATGGATGAAGTAAGATTGATTGATGCTAATACTGCCATGAATCATGCAGACAAGTGCTATAACGATTGGAACCTCGCTATGGCCGCCGCAGAAGGAACCCGCCAGATCAACATGGTTTACAAAAAGCAGGAGCTTTTCAAAGCCGTGAAGAAGGTTATTGAAAGTTGCCCGTCCATTGACCAGGACAGCCTGCAATTGCGGTGACGTAAAACGGCAGAAGAGCCTCCCAAAGCGGAAGACGCAGATCCCCGGTCAGCAACAGTTCTGACTGTACAGACGGGAATTGGATTTGTAACCGCATGGGAATGGCACATTGTGGCTGACTTTCCAGAGGAATTTCCGGTCTGGATGCCCATGCCTAAACTGCCCTAACCGGTGCTATGGCAGAGCAGTGGGGAACTGAATAGAGGATAAAGGAGGATGCAGTCCGATGACCTATGAAGAAAAAAAGGAATGGCTACAACGTTACAAGGTAGCCCGGCAGCTGTTCGGCTTTCGTCTGCAGCAGTTGAAAACAGCAAAGACAGATGCCGGGCGCACAACTCAGAATATTTCTCCTATCCCCGGCGGGGTCGGTGACGGTCAAGCCCTGCCGAGGGCGGTTGAACGCATCCAAGAGGCAGAAGAACGCGTAACTGCTCAGGCTGCTATCTGTGACGAGACCTATGAGGAAATCATGGCAGCACTGAACACGCTGGCCGACCTGTGTGATCGTGATATCCTATTCCGCAAATACATTGAATTCCAGAGCTGGAGCGAAATAATGCAGGGGACAAACTTGTCGAGGAGTGCCGTGTTAGCCCACCACCGGCAGGCAATCGAGAGCCTGCAAGTGAGAGACCATGACTGGTCAGGACTAAAATGGACCAATCAGGACTAATCTGGACTAATCAGGACTTGAATGCACCTTAACCAGCTGATAATATTAAACTGCAAAAGCCGTAAGGAACCGGAGCACACCGGCCACCTGCGGCTTTTGTATTGCCCGGCTGCGACAGGGGAACACCTTACCGACCAACAGCCTGAATGTACCAGCCGGGCAATTCTTATTTTGTTATCCGTGGAACTGTTGGGGCCTGCACCCCGGCGGGGTCATTGGATAAATATAGGTCATTGTAGCATCATCCTCAGTGCGTGGCAGCATACAGCCAAGCGGGCTCTATCCCATCCGGCCCAGTAAGCTGCCGCTGCGGGCAGCTGCGCACTGACCGCGAAATCCTGCCGTTCGGATCTTCCGGGCGGCTTTTTTGATACCCCCGGGCCTGCGAAGCGCCCATGGGCTTTGAAAACACTCCCTCCCCGAAGAAGTCCCCCTGCCTGCAAAGGCTCCTTCCCAATGGTGCACAGCAGGCCGTGACCAAGGAGCCGCATATGCCAAAGACTGTTACGCGCCCAGACCGTGACGGCACGCACCGTCTGGCCTTTGAGCGCAACAAAAAGAAAATCTATGCTACACAAACCGTGTGCGGCATCTGCGGCAAACCTGTGGATTTCAGCTGCAAGTTTCCGCATCCGCTTTCGCCGTGCATCGACCACATCATTCCCGTGGCCAAGGGCGGGCATCCCAGCGACCTTGCCAACCTTCAGCTGGCGCATTTCTGGTGCAACCGGCAGAAGAGCGACAAGTTGTTTTCGCCGGTAGAAAAGCAGGCCGAAGCGGATGCAGACACGCCGCTGGCTCTGCCGCTAAGCACCGACTGGACGGCCTACCGCGGCCATTGAGCAAGGCAGCAGATATCAAACCTTCCTCACCACAACAGGGGGGATATCCCCCTCCCAGGGGGGTCTCTGACCTTCCCGTACCGTACTGTGAATATTTTCTCGCGAAAGGAGAAAGCACCGCCCTATGAGCGACCTGAAAGGCATGGCATACCTGCGCCGCCGCCTGCTGCAAAAGCGGGCGCGGGTGCAGACCCGCTACAAATATTATGAAATGAAGAACGCCGTGAAGGACTTCGGCATGGTGACACCGCCAGAGTTCCGCACCTTCACAGAGGTGCTGGGCTGGTGCGGCAAGGCCGTGGATTCGCTGGCGGACCGCTTGCTCTGGCGGGAGTTCCGGGACGATAATTTTGACCTGAACACCATTTATTGCATGAACAATGCGGATGTGCTGTTTGACAGCGCAGTGCTGTCGGCCCTCATTTCCAGCTGCTGCTTTGTGTATATCAGTCAGGCCGAAAACGGTTTTCCGCGCCTGCAGGTCATTGACGGCGGCAACGCCACCGGCGTGATGGATGAAGTGACGGGCCTGCTGAGGGAGGGCTATGCAGTTCTGGCGCGCGACCCCGACAGCGATCGGCCCACGCTGGAGGCCTACTTCACTGCGGGCAGTACATGGTACTACCCCAAGGGCCAGAAACCGTATCGGGTGACGAACTCCGCACCTGCCCCGCTGCTGGTGCCCATCGTATACCGCCCGGATGCAAAGCGTCCGTTTGGGCACAGTCGTATTTCCCGCGCCTGTATGGGCCTGCAGCAGGGCGCGCTGCGCACCCTCAAGCGCAGCGAGATCAGCGCCGAGTTTTACTCCTTCCCGCAAAAGTATGTGCTGGGCACATCCAATGAAGCCGAACAGCTGGACAAATGGAAGGCTACCATTTCCAGCCTTTTGGAGATCACCAAAGACGAGGATGGCGACAAGCCCGTTGTGGGCCAGTTCACCCAGCAGAGCATGAGCCCGTATACCGAACAGCTGCGCACCTTTGCAGCGCTGTTTGCAGGCGAGACCGGCCTGACGCTGGATGATCTGGGTTTTGTTACCGACAATCCCAGTAGCGCCGAGGCCATCAAGTCCAGCCACGAGGCCCTGCGTCTGGCAGCCCGCAAGGCGCAGCGCACCTTCGGCAGCGGCTTCCTGAATGTCGGGTATCTTGCGGCCTGCGTGCGGGACGATTTTGCCTACCAGCGCCAGCAGCTTTACCTGACCCGCCCTGTGTGGGAGCCGGTGTTTGAACCGGACGCCGCCACGCTGTCCGGCATCGGTGATGCCGTGGGCAAGATAAACGCCGTGATCCCCGGCTACTTCGGCAAGGAAAATCTGCGGGATCTGACCGGCATCCGCACCGAGAACTGAGGTGCCCATGGACGAAAAAGACATTGCCCCGGAACTGCTGGAACGCATCCGAGCTGACTTTCTGGCCTTGCTGGGCGACGCGCAGCAGGAAGCTGACACCTACACTGCCGCTGCAGCCTATGCCGAGCTGGTAGGTTCCGCACTGGCTGACGCTTTCCGCCGCAACCTGACTGCTGACATTCTGCCGGACGGAAGGCTGTACTGGAACATTGCCGATCGGGTGGTGCGCCCGCTGCTGGAGGAGGACTATGCCAGGATCGCAGACGCTGCTGCGGCTGCGCAGCAGGCTTTGAACCGGCAGGCCCGGATCGGCATTGCGCCGCAGCGTGCCGTGCTGGATGCTGACCGCGTGAACGGCCTGCTCAACAAGCTGGCAGAAGCGGAACGGTTTGAGGATGCGGCATGGGCACTGGCTGAGCCGGTGCGCACCTTTTCCCGCATGGCCGTGGACGATGTCCTGAAGGCAAATGTGGATTTTCAGGGCAGGGCCGGTCTGAGGCCGCGCGTCGTCCGCATTGCCGAAAGCGGCTGCTGTAAGTGGTGTAGCGCTCTGGCCGGGACATACGACTACCCCCATGTTCCGAAAGATGTTTACCGCCGCCACGAGCGCTGCCGCTGCCGGGTGGAATATGACCCCGGCGAGGGCCGACGGCAGAACGTGTGGAATAAAACGTGGACAGAGGAGCCGGAAGTCCTTCAGTCCCGTAAGGAGCTTGCAGAAACACCACTCCCTAACAAAGTCCATATTCCCGGCGATATTCCTATGCAGAGCGTTCTCCCGGAATATTTGCGGACGGCTTCACCGGGTGTTGGTTCTATCACATATGATACAGGCTATGACATGGTGCGCCATGCAGATGAAGTGAAAACAGCACAATGGCTGCACGACCATCTGGGCGGCAACATTGTACTGTTGAACGAAGTAAACAACTATAAGGCCATGACACCGGACTATATTTGGAATGGGAAGATGTGGGACTTAAAAACAGCTTCCACGGAAAAATCTGCGAACAGCGCTGTTCGGCATGGTCTGAAGCAGATTCAAGAAAATCCCGGCGGCATTATTTTGAACTATGGGCAAAATATAATTTCTGCTGATTTGCTGAAAGATGTTCTCCGAAAAAGGCTGACCGCCAGTGCAACTCAAGACGTAGATATTCTTGTTATCTGCAAAGGTGAATTGCTCATGGTCCAGCGTTTTATTGCAAAAAAATAGAGGTGTCGAGCCCCCACCATATAGCGGAGGCGCACCTCTATTTATTTTATATCATATTTTCGATTTGTCGTCAACATCTTAGAAGGAGGAACCCAGCCCACCATGCCGCGGACGCGAAAACAGGCAGCTGATGTCAGGCTGGGCCGCCAGACGCCTACCGCCGCTGTCGTGCTGCCCTACACCGAAACGTGCGGACAAGAAGCAATTGACCTGTACAACACCACCGGGCGCACGGCCCAGCAGTGGCAGGAGCTTTTGCTCTACGATATCCTTGCCCGCAACGAGAATGATCTTTGGGTGCACACCAAATTCGGCTACGCAGTGCCCCGCCGCAACGGCAAGAACGAAATCGCCGCCATCCGGGAGCTGTACGGCCTGAAGCAGGGCGAAAGCATCCTGCACACCGCGCACCGCACCACCACCTCGCGCGCAGCATGGGAGCGCCTGTGCCATCTGCTGGACAAAGCAAAGATCCCGTACAAATCCATTCAAGCGGTGGGCCGTGAGCACATCCAGCTGGAAGATAGCACGGGCCGCATCGAGTTCCGCACCCGCTCTTCCAAGGGCGGTTTGGGTGAGGGTTTCGATCTGCTGGTGATCGACGAAGCGCAGGAGTACACCGACGATCAGGCCAGTGCCCTGAAATACGTGGTCACAGACAGCGAGAACCCGCAGACATTGTTTTGCGGCACGCCGCCTACGCCGGTCTCTTCCGGCACGGTATTCCTCAAAATGCGCAACGCTGCGCTGCGGGGTGATACCCAGAACACCGGCTGGGCTGAGTGGAGCGTGGAACAGCAGACCGACCCGCATGACGTGGAAGCATGGTACCGCACGAACCCAAGTCTCGGCACCATTTTTACCGAGCGCAGTGTTGCGGATGAGATCGGCGACGATCCCATTGACTTCAACATCCAGCGTCTGGGCCTGTGGCTGCGCTACAACCTCAAATCTGCCATCAGCCGCACCGAATGGGACGAGCTGAAGGTGGACGCCCTGCCAAAGCTCACCGGCAGGCTTTATGCCGGCATCAAGTTCAGCACCGACGGCACCAGCTGTGCGCTGGCCGTTGCCTGCCGGACCAAAGAAAACAAGATATTCGTGGAAGCCATCGACTGCCGCCCTACCCGGACAGGCAGCGGATGGCTCCTTGATTTTCTGTCCAAAGCCGACCTTGCCGCTGTGGCGGTGGACGGTGCCAGCGGGCAGCAGCTGCTGGCCGACGCCATGAAGGCTGCCCGTATCAAAGCACCGGTGCTGCCCACGGTCAAGCAGATCATCACCGCCAATGCCGCTTTTGAGCAGGCAGTGTTTGCAAGATCCCTGTGCCATGCCGGGCAGCCCGGCCTTACGCAGGCAGCATCCAACTGTGAAAAGAGGGCCATCGGCTCCAACGGCGGCTTTGGCTACCGCTCACTGACCGAGGGCGGACATATTGAACTGCTGGACAGCGTGATCCTGGCCCACTGGCAATGCGCCGAGGGCAAGGCAAAGCGTCGCCAGCGCACCAGCTATTAACAGGTCACACGGGCCTGTTTTTTGTTTGCCAGAACGAAAGGAGTTTTTCTATGGCAGAAGCATTTGAACCTATTACCACGCAGGAAGCATTTGACGCAGCCGTTGAACAGCGGCTTGCACCCTATGCCGACTACAACGAGATCAAGGCCCAGAACGAGACCTATGCCGGGCAGATCGTGGAACTGAACAGCCGCATCCAGACTTACGAGACGGAGGCCCTCAAGACCCGCATCGCCCATGAAGTGGGCATCCCGTTTGATCTGGCCCAGCGCCTGACCGGCTCCAACGAGGCCGACATCCGCAAGGACGCGCAGGCCCTGCTGAAACTGATCCAGCCCAAGAACCCGCCCGCACCTCTGCGCGGCGACCCTGACCCCAGCGGCGGCAGCAGGCGCGACGCCCTGCGCACCTTTACCAACCAGCTGATGAACAACGACTAAAGGAGAAAACATCATGGCAAATATTTTGAGCAAAGGATCCCTGTTCCCGGAAGAGCTGATCCCCGGCTTCATCCAGAAAACCACTGGCGCATCCGCACTGGCAAAGCTGTGCGGCGCAACGCCTATTCCTTTCAACGGCCAGAAAGAGTTTACCTTCACTCTGGACAAAGAGGTGGACATCGTGGCCGAAAACGGTGCCAAGGGCACGGGCGGCCTGACCGTGGAGCCGATCACCATCGTGCCTCTGAAGATCGAATACGGCGCCCGCGTGTCCGACGAGTTCCTGTATGCATCCGAGGATGCCCAGATGGACGTGCTCAGTGCCTTTGCGGACGGCTTTGCAAAGAAGGTGGCCAAGGGTCTGGATCTGATGGCCTTCCACGGCATCAACCCGCGCACCGGCACGGCGTCCGGCGTGATCGGCACCAACCACTTTGACAGCAAGGTCACGCAGGCTGTGACCATTACCACCGGCGATAAGCCCGACACCAACGTGGAAGCCGCCATTGCTCTGGTGCAGGGCGCAGAGCGCGACGTGACCGGCATGGTGCTGTCTCCCAGTTTCAAGAGCGCACTGGCTGCACAGACTACCACCGACGGCGCAAAGCTGTATCCGCAGCTGGCGTGGGGTGCAAAGCCCGGCGAGGTGAACGGCCTGCATGTCGAATCCACTTCCAACCTGTCCGCTGGTTCCAGTCTGGACCGCGCTCTGGTGGGTGACTTTGAGAACTGCTTCAAGTGGGGCTATGCAAAGGAGATCCCCATTGAAGTGATCCAGTACGGCAACCCGGACAACGACACCGAACTGGGCGATCTGAAGGGCCACAATCAGGTGTACCTGCGCGGCGAAGCATACATCGGCTGGGGCATCCTGGACCCCACCGCCTTTGCCCACATCAAGGCCGCAGAGTAAGGAGGGCATTTCCATGTTGTACCGCAACAAACGCACCGGCGCAGTGATCGAGACGGAATGCGCCGTTTCCGGCGGGGACTGGGAACCGGCCAAGAGGCCCGAACCCGTTAAAACCGAAAAGCCCGCTGCCGTGCCCAAAAAGAAAACGGTGGCCGGAAAATGACCTACGCAGCACTTGAGGATATGACCACGCTGTGGCGGCCCATGACCTCTGCCGAGCAGGTCAGGGCTTCCTCCTTGCTGGAGGTGGTCTCGGCCAGCCTGAACATGGAAGCCCAAAAGGTGGGCAAAGACCTGCCCGCGCTGGTGGCGGCTGACCCGGATCTTGCCATGGTGGCCAAGAGCGTCACAGTGGATGTGGTGGCCCGCACCCTTATGACCAGCACGAACCAGGAGCCCCTGACCCAGTTCACCCAAGCTGCAGGCGGCTACTCCACTTCGGGTTCCTTTCTGGTGCCCGGCGGCGGTCTGTTCATCAAAAAATCGGAACTGGCCCGGCTGGGCCTGCGCCGCCAGCGGATGGGAGTGATCGAGCCTTATGCCGTGGATTAAGGGCATCCCCGTCACGCTTTACGAAAAGACCCAGACCGATGAAGACGCTTTTCACGATCCGGTTTACACCGAAATGCCGGTCACGGTGGAAAATGTGCTGGTAACACCGGCAGATGCTGCTGCCATAGCGGACGAAGTGCAGCTGAACGGTCACCATCTGGCCTACGAGTTGTGCATCCCGAAGGGGGACGCGCACAGCTGGGACGACGTTACGGTGGAGTTCTTCGGCCAGAAATGGCACACCTATGGCGGTGTGCAGCAGTACATCGAAGAACTTGTGCCGCTGGACTGGAACAAAAAGGTGAAGGTGGAGCGCTATGGGTAAGGTCCGCATCGAGCTGAACAGTCCCGGCATCCGGGCGTTGCTACGCTGCCCTGAAATGCAGGCGGTGCTGAAAGACCGTGCCGACACCGTGAAGGACCGCTGTGGCGATGGCTACGAATCCTATGTGGCCCCCACCCGCGCCGTGGCTGTTGTGGAGACCGCTTCCCGCAAGGCCTATGACGACAACTCGGCCAACAACACCCTGTTGAAAGCCGTCTCCGGCAGCCGCAGCGGCGCAACAGTGCATGAGCACAAGCGCCGCCTGAAAGATGGGCGTGTCATCACAGTGAGGAGCTACCAGAGAAAGAAATGATCGAAGAAGTCATCTTGAACTACCTGCGGGAAAATGCCTTTTCCTGCTACATGTCCATGCCGGAGAAGCCCTCCGGCAATTTTTGTATCCTGGAAAAGACCGGCTCCGGTTATTATGACGGCCTTTACAGTGCCACACTGGCCGTGCAGTCCTACGGCAGCAGCGACTATGCTGCCGCCCAGCTGAATCATCATGTGGTGCAGGCCATGCTGGATGCCGACACCCTGCCGGAGATCGCGTCCTGCAATCTGGACACGGATTACAATTTCCCGGACACCACCCGCAAACGGCCCAGATATCAGGCCGTTTTTTCTATCACGCATTACTGAACCGAAAGGAGCAAAACAAATGGCAAAAGCAAAAAATGTCACTGCGGCAAAGCCCAAGGTGGGCGGTGCCGTCTGGCGTGCGCCTGCAGGCAGCAAACTGCCCAAGAACGCCGTTGAAGCACTGGATACTGCCTTCAAGTCTCTGGGCTACATCTCCGAGGACGGCCTGACCAACGCCAACTCCCCCTCCAGCGAGGACACCTCTGCATGGGGCGGTGATACCGTACTGAGCACCCAGGGCGAAAAGCCGGACACCTTCAAATTCACCCTGATCGAGGCCATGAACCCGGACGCGCTGGCGGCTGTCTATGGTGACAACAACGTTTCCGGCACGCTGGAGACCGGCATTACTGTCAAGGCAAATTCTGACCCGCAGCCCGCCTGCGTATGGGTCGTGGACATGATGCTGAAGGACAACGCCAAAAAGCGCGTCGTGATCCCGGAAGCAGCTGTCACCGAGGTAGGTGACATCACCTACGCGGATAAGTCCCCCGTGGGCTACGAGACCACCATTTCCGCCGTGCCGGACGATGATCACAACACCCACTATGAATATCTGATCTCTGCCACCGGTGCTGCCAGCCAGGCTACCCAGAGCGCCACGGTCAGTAAGGAGGTAACGGCATGATCACCGCTAAAACCAGTTCCGGCTTTGAGATTGAGCTGGACGAGAACATTTTCCGCAAGGATACTGAGCTGACCGAGGCCATGGTCTTTCTGGATACGGACGCAAGCGGCAAATGCCTGTTTACGGCCATCAACCACCTGCTGGGCCCGGAGGGTAAGAAGCGCCTGTATGAACACCTGCGCACGCCGGAGGGCACCGTGGCGCTGGACGATCTGGCCAAGGCCTTCGGTGAGCTGGTGTCCTGCATCAAGGACGGAAAAAACTCTGCATCCTCGCCGACCTGATCGCATCGGACGAGGACGCACTGATCTGCGATTTTGCCCAGTATTACCATATTCTGGACTGGCGGGCCCTGCCGCTGCATCTGGCCGCCACCCTTGCTGCCGGCCTGCCGGAAGCAAGCCGCAGCCTGCTCAAGCTTTCCAGCCAGACCGTGCCGCTTGAGACCCTGCTGCAGGCGGAGACGGTGGACACACTGCACCTGCTGTACTGGCGTCTGTGCGTTGGCAAGGGTGCAGCGCCGCAGCGCATTCTGGACGGTCTGCAGGGCCGGGAAGGCGGCAGCGCTTCGGATGTGCAGAGCTTTGACAGCCCGGAAGAATTTGAAGCGGCGATGCGTGCCGTGGAAGGAGGTTGAACGTGGCAGATCACATTGAAATGGCGAAAGCCTATGTGCAGATCGTACCGTCTGCGCAGGGCATCAAGGGTGCGCTGGAGGACGTGTTCGGAAAAGAGACGGACGGCCTTGGCACAAAGACCGGCCTGAGCATCGGCACGCAGCTGGTGGGCACCATCAAAAAGGTCGTAGCGGCGGCGGGCATCGGCAAGCTCATCAAGGATTCCCTTGATATGGGCGGTGCCCTGCAGCAGAGCATCGGCGGCATCGAAACGCTGTTCAAGGACAGTGCCGATACCGTCAAGCAGTATGCCGCACAGGCGTACCAGACCGTGGGTCTTTCGGCTAACGACTACATGGAGCAGACCACCAGCTTTGCGGCCAGCCTTCTTTCCAGCGTGAGCAAGGATACCAATGCCGCCGCCCAGCTTGCCAACATGGCCATGGTGGATATGGCCGACAACGCCAACAAGATGGGCACGGATATGCAGGATATCCAGAATGCCTATCAGGGATTTGCCAAGCAGAACTATACCATGCTGGACAACCTCAAGCTGGGCTATGGCGGCACGCAGGCCGAAATGCAGCGTCTGCTGACCGACGCCGAGAAGATCTCCGGCGTCCATTATGATCTGGGCAACCTGGCCGACATGTACAGCGCCATCCATGTGATCCAGCAGGAGATGGACATTACCGGCACAACGGCGAGAGAAGCCGCAACGACCCTGACCGGCAGCTTTGCGGCCATGAAGGCAGCGGCGCAGAACGTGTTGGGCAATTGGAGCACCGGCGCAGACTTGACGGCAACCCTGCAGGCACTGACGGACACGGCCCGGACCTACCTTGTGGGCAACCTGCTGCCCATGATCGGCAATGTGCTGCAGGGCATCCCGCAGGTCATTTACGGCCTTGTGCCCGAAGTGGTGCAGACCGGCACCGAGCTTCTCGGCTCTCTGGCGCAGGGCTTCACGCAAGGCATCCCGGATTTTCTGGCGAATGCTCTGCCGCAGCTGCTTTCCTTTACAGAAAACCTGCGGGAAAATGCCGGAGAGTTTGTGAACGCCGGTCTGGACATGATCACCCAGCTGGCCAACGGCCTGATCGCGGGTCTGCCAGACCTCATCGCCTATGTGCCGGATATCATCATCAATATCTGCGGCATCATCAACGACAATATGCCGAAGCTCCTTGCAGAGGGCGTCTCGCTGGTGGTGCAGCTGGGCGTGGGTATCGTAAAGGCTGTGCCCGACCTGCTGGCCAACTGGAAGAAGATCCTTCAGGCCGTGTTATCGGTCATTTCTGCAGTGAATTGGCTGAACATCGGCAAGAACATCCTCACCGGCGTGGCAAACGGCGTCAAGAGCATGGGCTCTTCCATGCTGGCTGCATTCAAGGGCGGTTTTTCCAGCGCCCTGGCATGGATCAAGAGCCTGCCCTCGCAGGCGGTGCAGTGGGGCAAGAATCTGATCCAGAGCTTCATCAACGGTTTGACCGGCAAGGGCAAAGTGGCGGGTATCGCTACTGCAGCCACTGCCGGTTTTACCATCGCCGATGCTGCAAGCCGTGACGAGCTGGCCGACTGGACCTCCGCCAACACCAGCCTTGCCGACAGCGCCCAGACTGTGGCGGATATCGCTATCCCGGCCTATACCAAGTCCGGCAATGCGGCAGCCGCCGCAGGGAAAGCAGCGGGCATAGCGGCAAAGACCGCTGCATCCGTTGTCAACTCTTACTCCGACACTGTGACCGAGGTGCTGGGCAAAGTCACCCGCACCACCCAGACCGTGAACGAGGAGCTTTCCAACGGAAAGAAGCAGCAGACCCAGACCATCACCGAGACTTCCCGCCAGATGGTGGGCGGTGTGCTGAAGGACATCAAGACCGTCACCAGCATTGCCGCCGACGGCAAGACGACCGTCAAACAGACCATGGAGACGGTGCGGGATGTGGTGTCTACAGTCACTTCCACCACCGATGCCGTTGTGAATGGCATCCAGACCTCCACCAAAACGGTCACGGAAACGCTGGCCGACGGCACCGAACAGCACAAGCAGGTCATTACCGAAACCTTCAACGAGATCGTCAATGGCGCTCTGATGACCGCCGAAAAGGTCACCACCATTGCCGCAGACGGCTCCGAGCAGACCTCGAAGGAGCTCAAGAAGGCCAGTGCAAACAGCTTTTCCGGCCTTGTGAAGGGCTGGCAGGACGAAGCCGACAAGGGCGTGCTGGGCACTTTTGGCACCTTGTACAAGGCCGTGAAGAGTCAGGACTGGCTCAGCGTCGGCGAGTGGGTCATTTCCACCCTGTACAATGGCCTTGCGCCTGCAGCCAAGCAGGCCATCGACGACCTCGGCAAGTCCATCATCCAGCAGATCAACGGAGTCCTGTCCCAGATCGTCAGCGACATTTCTGGCTCCATCTGGGATGCCGGAAAGCAGCTGCTGGACGGCGCGGGTGGCAGTGGTTCCGGCTTTGCAGGCATTGCCGGTGACGTGAGTAAAAACGGGTCGGTGATCGTGGATGTGCTGGGCAACATCGGCACAGCCATGGGCGGCGTGACGACGCAGGTCGGCAGCAGCATTGCAGGTCTGGCTTCCAGCATGGGCGGCCTTGGCGGCATCGCCACCAGTCTGGGCGGCGTCCTCACGCAGGTGGGCAGCATGATCCTCTCGAACCCCGTGCTTGCCGCGATCCTCGGCCTTGCCGTGGGTGCAGTGGGCATTGGTTTTGCCCTGTTCAGTGCTTTCAATAAGAAGAACGACACCGCCGTCAGCCACTACCAGAGTCCCTTTGACAAGACCGGCGTGTATGACAGCCTGGGCACCTTCTCCACCCGTGCGGCCCTGCAGTACCGCGTCACCGGTCAACAGTCCATTGTTGACCGGCAGACCAGCATTCTGGAACGCATCGAGGGGATGCTGGACGATCATCTGCCCGACATTGGCAAGGGTCAGGTGGTTATGGATTCCGGCGAGCTGGTGGGCGTGCTGTCGACCCGCATGGCGACCAACGTAGATGCACGCATCGGCGTGACAGTGGAACGGAAAGCGAGGGGTGTGTAATGGCAAAGCTTCTGGGGGCAAAAATCGGCAATTTTCACACCCTGACAGATTGGGGGCTGTACCTCAAGGTGGGCAGCCCTAAAATCGGCGCGGCAGAACCAGAAGAATACCTTGTGCAGGTCACCGGCGCTGATTCGCTGCTGAACCTGACCACATGGGACGACGGCAAGGTGCACTATAAAAAGCGCACCATCACCATGGAGCTGCTCTGCAACGCGCCAAAAAGCAAGTGGCCTTACATCGAAAGCACCATTGCCAATGCCATTCATGGCAAGTGGCTGCAGTGCCGCTTTGATGAAGACCCAGCGTGGTACTGGGAAGGGCTTTGGAAAGTCACACCCTCCCGCGACCGGCTTTCCAGCACCTTTACCATCACAGGCACCTGCAACCCCTTCAAGCGCAGCGTCTACGACGGCACCAACGACTGGCTGTGGGACGATTTCAACTTTGAGCATGATATTGTGCGCAACTACACGGATATCTCGCTCAAGGCAAACGAGGACGTTCAAGTGTCCATAACCGGTGCGCCCCGTGCGGCCGGTATTTACTTCCAGCGCAGCGAGACCGCCGCAGACATCGCGGTGTCTCTCAACGGCTTTGAGGTAGGCATTCTGGCCAAGTCAACCGACTGGCAGTATATTGAGGGCCTTACCATGCCGGATGGCGTGGTGGGCACCCTCGTTTTTGCTGCATCGGCAGACTGCAGCATCAGCATCAAGTATTTGGGGGCAAGCCTATGAGCTATAAAGTTTATGCTGGTGTGCAGACGGATGTAGACACATGGGAAACTAAGGTCTGTATCCACGATATCAGCGATATCACCGACACGAAAAAGCTCATCAGCCCCACGCTGACCCGCGAAGTGGGTAAAGCTGGCTCTTTTGAGTTTACCATGCCGCTGGGCAATGTGGCACACTCTGCGCTGCAAAAGCTGCGCACTACGGTGGAGGTGGAGCAGGACGGCGTTTCCATCTGGCAGGGCCGTCCTATGAGCCATGAGCAGGATTTTTTGATGCGTCAGAAAATCTACTGCGAAGGGGAGCTTGCATATCTGAATGACAGCGGCATTGCGCCGTACGCTGCAAAAAATGTGAGCTTTTCGCAATTTCTGGAATGGATCTGCGATAACCACAACGCGCAGGTTGACACTTACAAGGCTTTCACCCCCGGCAAAGTGCAGATGGACACCCCTATGGTGGTGCCCTACATTGACGACCTCAAGGTAGAGCAGTCCGGCTATCACTACGACTCTGACGATGGAGACCGCATAAACCACTGGACAATCAAAGACCCAGTCGATTCTACAGTCTCGATTTTTTACGAGGAAAAGGAGTATCAGTACAGCCCATCTTGCCTGTCGTGGCCGCTCAACGAGGAAAGGATCCTTAAGAACCGGGTGATCTCCCGCATCGGTGACAACAATTTCCGCGTGCGTCTGTTTGCAGCCTATGTAAAGGGCAAAACGTACGATGCAACGGTCGAAGTGAAAAAAGCTGAAATTGTCTGCGGTACTTGCAACAAGAATTTTGGCACGTACTCCATTTATAACATTGAGCGGGCATCTGAATCCAAGACCTTTAAGATCACCGAGCAAAACGGGAAATACAGCCTTGCTATCAACGGCAAGACTGATTCTCGCTTTTTGTTTGATGTCAAGGAACCTACTTACAGCTTTGGCGATGGAAAAAACTACGGCGTTACATGGGATATCTTGCAGAATGAGTTGGCGGAAAAGTACGGCGGATATCTGGTGCTGCGCCATGCAGAAGATCATGACGGAAAACCGCGCCGGTATCTGGACTATCTGCAGGCGATTACCGATAAAAACACCCAGACGGTGGCCTTTGGAACAAACCTGCTGGATTTGACCGACTACGTCAAAGCAGAGGATATCTACACGCGAGTGATCGCGGTAGGTGCCAGAAAGAAATCGTGGCTTGTTTTTTCGTGGGGCGAGACCATCACAGAAACCGCAAACGATCTGGCTGCGCAAAAGCTTTTTGGCATCATCACAAAAGTGATCTTTATTGAAGGCATCGAAAGCACGCCGCAGTCTTTGCTGGATGCGGCAGAGGAAGAACTTGCCAAAAATCTGCGCTATCTGAACGGCATGACAGTCAAAGCGGTCGATCTGAAAGACGCTGATATTGATGTCAGCCGTATTGCAATTGGAAAGCAAACGCACATTTTCTCTGCACCGCATGGTGTAGATACCTGGTTGCTGTGTTCAAAGCTTGTTGAGCCGTTGGATTCGCCGGATAAAAAGGAGTTTACATTTGGCACTGAGTTTTCCAGCATCAGCGACCTGCAGGCTTTGAGTGCACGCAAAGCGTCCGATGCTTACGATTTGAGTCGATCGCTCAAAGGGTACATGTCAGGCTAATGAGACAGGAGGTGTTTTATGGATAAAACTTTTGATGAAGCCATTGCGGGAATCCGTAAGGCTGAGCGCGGTGTGGAGGTCCGCGAAGATATTGCGCAGGGCATGGAGTACGTCAAGCAGTGCGCCGAGGAAGTGACAGGCCAGCAGCAGGCCGCTTTGCAGGCCGCTCAGACCGCCACCGGAGCAGCCAGCACCGCGACGGCGCAGGCCAGCACGGCCACAAGCAAAGCCGCGGCTGCGGCATCCAGTGCGACAGCCGCCGCTGCAAGCCAGACTGCCTCGAAAGCGTCCGAGACGGAGTCCGCCAAGAACCTGGAAGGAACCAAAAAATATTTTGAGCAGGTGCGAACCATCACCATTGGTGCACAGGGCTGGTACGCCACGCCGGAAGCCCTCAAGGCTGCTGTGCCGGTGGGCGAAAACGGCTGGTGGGCAGTGGTCGGCACGACCGACACCATCTGGACGTGGGACAGCGACACGGGCGCGTGGAAGGACAGCGTACAGAAGGCCGACCTGTCCGACTACTACACACGGGAACAAGTAAACAGGCTTCTTGAAGCGCAAAAGCTTGCAGACCATCCCGTGGGCAGCATCTACCAGAGCA